ATGACGATCGATCCGAATACTGCCGAGCAGATGTATTCGCTGAGCACACCGCCACCCGCGCCGACACCGGACATCAACTACGACGACCCGGGGGATCTACGCGAGGACGTGGCCGGCGAGGAAACCGACCCGCCCGAGGACCCGGGCCCCGACCTCGCCGGCGTCGACGGCGCAACGGTGGCGTTGTGAGTTTGCGCGCGGGGTGGGTAACCGCCGGCCAGTCGTTCACGCTGGCGCAGCCCGTCGCGGACCTGGCCTCGGTGCTGCGCCGCTACGGGTACACGGTGGGCACCATCGGCAACGGAGCGCACCTGGACGCGCGGACGCCGGAGGACCACACGCCGTATTCGGCTACGGGGTGGCCGGTACTGTCGCCGCGATGGTTCGTCCACGCCCTCGACATCATGCCGCCGCCCGGCGGCCGGAACCTGCCCACCCTCGCTCAGCTCGGCTCGCAGCTCGTCCTCGACCGGAACACCGGCGTGCCGGGCGCGGCGCCGATCAAGTACCTGAACTGGCAGCCAGCTGGGGGGAACATCCGGCACGAGGCGTGGGACCCGAAGCACCGGGTGAGCACCTCCAACGACGGTGGGCACATCCACCTGTCCATCCGGTCGGACTGCACCCGGTCCACCGCGATGACGGGCTACGACCCCGTTGCGCGGCTGCGCGGCAGTGCTGTCCTCGCCCCGCCGATTGGGCCGGTTGCGGTTGCGACGGCGCCGCCGTTCCCTGGGCGTGTCCTGCGCCTGGCGTCGCCGGTGCTGCACGGTGACGACGTCAGGTCGTGGCAGGCTCGCATGCTCGGGCGCGGGTGGGGGATTGGCGTGGACGGCTGGTACGGGCAGAAGAGCGATCGGGTGTGCCGCCAGTTCCAGGCCGAGAAGCGTCTTACGGTGGATGGTCGGGTGGGGCCGGACACGTGGGCGGCGGCCTGGTCCACGCCGGTCACCTGAAACCGGGCGTGATCAGTCCTGGGTGCGGCACAGTTCAACGATTACCGCGCTGGGTGGTACACGGCGGCGTGGCGAAGCGCGATGTGGTGCGCGGCCGCCCAGGACCGCTGGTTGAAGGCCAGGCTCTGGTTGCAGCACGGGCATCCAGCGCACCAACCGACGCCGTTGTGCCACACATGGACTCGTCTCGTGCGGCCGATGCTGATGTGGACGGTCATGATCCGGCATGCGCCCCGTGTGCAGGCGGCCCGCCGATGGTGGTGGCCGCCTCAATGGTGGGGGCGATGCCGGTCGGGGCCCACCACAGCCTGTGCATGGCCAGGGCCGACCCGGCGATGACGACGGCGGCGTTGCGCCAGTCCGCCCATGTCAGGTCACCGCGGAACACCTCCACCACCACCGCGGCCGCGGCGCACACCCCCAGGGCGACAAGGCCGCGGACCTTCGCCGGCCACCTGGTCTGGTTGATCGCGGCGATGAGAGCGGGCATGGCCGCGCCGATGAGGGCGTAAACCGCGACGGTGTTGTCCACACCATCCATGGTCCACCAGCGGCACTCTTTCGGGGGCCGGCTCGTCATCCTCGTCGGATGATGGGCCGGCCCCCATCCGTCGTTGAACGGACCGGCGCGGGTGTTGTGTCGATGTATTCCGCCCGCGCCGTGGTGTGGGAGCAACGTCACGTGATCGACGTGTGATGCTGCCGTCGCCGTGGAACATGGCGGTGCAGTGAGGACGGTCGCGCCGTGCGTGTATGTGGAGCTCGGCGGCCGTGGGAACTCCCAAGCCGTGCCTGTACAGGGGAACCGGCCGCCGAGCCTGGATAGCGATGTGCTCCTTTAGCGCTAACCGGAGGAGGTATGTCGCTATCCACCGTGGAAGTTAGTACACAAACTTTGCCCTGGCAATGGCAGACCCTAAAGGGTGCGTCGCAATTTGGTGCAACAAACCCGATCGTGATGTGCTACGCGGGCTAACCGGAGGAGGGTGCACCATGCCCGACGTTCCCGCGTACCTACGCATCGCGGGCGATATAAGAGCGCGCATCGCGTCAGGAGAGTTCCCTCCGGGCGCGAAGTTGCCGACTGAGTCGCGCATCATGGCCGACTACGACGTGTCCAGCACCGTGGCCAAGTGGGCGATGGAAATGCTCAAAGGGGAAGGGCTGATCGAGGGCCGACGGGGTTCCGGCACCTACGTCCGCACCGTCACTCGCTTGGTACGCGACTGTCCAGGCCGGGACCAGCGCACCCCATCAGGAGTGACGGCGCCATTCGCCCGTGATTCCTCCCGGGCCGGGCACCGTGGCAGCTGGGAACACCACAGCAAGCACGAAGCGGCCGATCTGGAGACCGCGCGTCGACTGGCGCTCGAGCCGGGCGCTCCGGTCATGGCCACCCGCTACGTCTTCCGCGCCGACGACGAGCCAGTCCAGATCTCGCACAGCCGAGAGCCGCTCGCCATCACCGGAGGTACACCGATCGAGTGGCCGGAGAACGGGCCGGTCGTCGGCGTGGTCGCGCGGATGGACAGCATCGGCGTTCGCATTGACTCGGTCGTGGAGCGGGTCACGTCCCGCGCCGCCCGCCCCAACGAGATGGAAGCCCTGGCCATCGGCAACCGAAGCACGCAGCTGCTCATCATCGAACGGACCTACTACGCCGACGACGCCCCGGTGGAGACCGCGGACATCGCGGTCCCCGGACACCGGTACGAGCTGGTGTACCGACTACCGATCGAGTGACGCCCGAAGGTCAGCGGCCGGGGTCGAGCCGTTGCGACGGAGTCGGCGGCGGCGGCGATGTGGGAGGTGCGGGGCGCCGCAGCCGCTCGATGCGCCGAGCGAAGCTGAACAGCCGGTCGATGTAGGCGGCGACCAAGCCGTAGACGACGCCGATGACGGTCAGCGCGAGAAGCCACGAGTGCAGCGCTGGCGTGACCGGCGGCCAGCGGTGCATGGCGCTGCCGATGTCGAAGACCATGAGGGTGACGCCGAGGGTTCCTGCCGCGTACAGGACGGTGTGCGGTGACACGCGCATGTTGCGGGTGCTCCGATTCTGCGAGCTGGCGGGGCCTTTTCCCGAGGCCCTTCCGCCGCTGGCACGTACCTGACCATCGGACCGCATGGGCGGTGGGTTTCGTAGCGTCGGGTGGTTTCTTTCACCCCTTAGCTGTTTGACGTGTGCGTTTGGCTGTTTCCTGCATCCTCGTTGTGTATGCCGCGTCGGCGTCATCGACGATGTCGCGGATCATGCTGATCTTCGTGGCGTCACCGAACCGGGATCCCAGCACCTCGCGAAGCATCCGGATGAGTTCGTCGAGGTCGGGCGAGGCGCCGCCGTTGTGCTCGACCTCGAGCACATTCGGTTGCCCGCTACGGATGTTGTCGATGGTGCCCGAGGACCAGCCGAGCACCTGCTCGATCCGCCCATGGATGTAGGTCTCTGTGTCGCGGGCAGCCTGCTCCAGCGCCGACCAGGTCGCACGGTTGATGGTGGCCGCCCTGGCGGCCGCGGCCACGCTGAGGCCCAGTTCAGTGCGTCGTCGCCTGACCGCTAGGCCCAACCGAATCCGCTCGCCTGCTACATCCTGCATAACGCAGACGGTATCAGCTACGACACGCTTGGCCAGCACGCGACACAACCGCCGAATGCGGTCATCTTTCGGGTACCGGGCGCGGTTTCCTGATGGAAGATGCTGAAAGCGGCTACGGTCCTGACGCATGAAGACATGCACTGCCGACCCGTCCGGCGTTGAAATTGACGGTGCAAAGGTCCGCCAACTTCGGAAACTCGCCGGTGCGACGATCACCACCTTCGCCCAGCAGGCCGCACTCTCCACCCAGTACGTGAGCCAGCTCGAGCGCGGCGTACGCCAGAACGTCAGCCCGCCAGCATTCGCCCGGATCTGCAACGCCCTCGGCGTTCCCCCCGAGCAGCGCGCCGCCATGGTGCGTCCCACCACGACGCCTGCCAGCTGACCGGACGCCCGCCGGCGCGCCACTCGCAGGAAGCGCCGACAGGCGTCCCCGTCACCAATCAATCAACTTCCATCAGGAGGCGGCTCATGCTGCATTCTCGCCTCGCCGTTGCCTCATCACGGCGATCGCGCCACACCCCGACGTCCAGGCGCTGCCCGCGTTGCCGCACCACCACGCCGGCGTCGGCGCCCGTGTCGGAGCACGGCTGGTGCGCGCAGTGCTCCACCGGCTACCGCCGCCTCTACGCCGCGATCCTCGCCACCCGCCCAGCGGGCAGGGAATCCGTCGAGGTCAGCATCGCCCACAACCACGATGAGGCGTCATGGCCGAGCTGACCCCACAGCAACGCTCCATGCGCGCCCGGGCCGCCGCGCACACCCGCTGGTCCAAGGAATCCCCGGATCTGCATCTCCCGAAAGCACGGGCCGCGTTCATGGACCGCTTCGCCAAACAGGTCGACCCCGACGGTGTCCTCCCAGAGGCCGAGCGTCAACGCCGCGCCGGGCAGGCCCGTACCGCCTACTTCACTGCTCTCGCGTACCAGAGCAGCCGGGCCCGCGCCGCCCGCACTCCGAAACGCGTACGCCCGGCCGCGCCATCGAGTGGCCGAGAGGGGACCACCCGATGATCACGATTCCGACGGCTGATCTGACCGGCGTGCTGGCCGACGTGTTGCCGTTCGCGTCGACGGACAAGGACTTGCCGGACCTGAACTGCGTGTTCCTGCGCTGGGACGGCCAGCAACTGCACGCGACGGCCACGGACCGGCAGCGGATCGCGATCGCGTCGTGGCACCCGGACGACGACACGTGGGGTCTGGTCGGCGACGTCCAGGACGACCTGCTCTCTGAGTTCGGCGGCGCCGAGTACGCGTGGCAGGCGGTGCTCGACCTGGCCGACACGACGCAACTGGTGAAGGTGTTCAAACTGCCAGCGAAAGCCGGGCGTACCCCGGTCACCGTGGACGTCGACCAGGCACGTGGCCGGGTGACCGTGTCCAGGTCACGCGACACCGGCTATTCGGCGTTGAGGGCCACAGTGGACTCCCAGACGGTGATCTTCCCGGACGTGCGGAGCGCGATGACCGAGGCCGGGGCGGCGGTGCTGAAGACCGACCGGGTCGGGCACTCGGCGAAGGCCCTTGCCGACTTCGGGAAGGTCCGCCCGCAGGGGCCGCTGGTGATGACCTTCACGCCGACCATGACGCTGGTCGCGATCGGTGAGCGGTTCGCCGGCGCGATCGTCCCAGCGAAGCTCGGGTGAGTGGCGTGTTCGTCGCCCCGGCGCCCACCGCGTCGTTCGTCGCACCGGCCGCCGTCACGGACGCACCGACCACCGCGGTCCGACTCACCGCGCCCAGCCGCAGCACCAGCACGGCGAGCGGACCCACGTTCCAGCCGACCGGCGAGCAGCACACCATCATCGACGCGTTCCGCACCGGCGCGAACCTCGTCGTGGAGGCCGGGGCCGGCACCGGCAAATCGAGCACGATGCTGCTGCTGGCCAACGTCGACCCGGGCAGGCGCGGCCTGTACGTGGCGTACAACAAGGTCATCGCCGACGCGGCCGCGCGCAAGTTCCCCGCCGGCGTGGACTGCCGCACCGCGCACAGCCTCGCCTACCGCGCCGTGGGGCAGCGGTACGCGCACCGCATCGCCCGCATGGGTGGCGGCGGGTCGCGGTTGCCGGCCCGCGACGTCGCCGACCTCATCGGTGTGCGCTCCAACGTCATCGGGTCGAGCTACTTCACCGCCACCGCGCTGGCCAGGGTCGCCGAGACCACGGTGGCCACATTCTGCGCCTCAGCGGACGACACCATCACCGCCAAGCACGTCGCGGCCCCGATCACCGTTGACGAGACGCACCTCGAGGAGTTCGCCGCCACGGTCGTGCCCGCCGCCAAAGCAATGTGGGACGACCTGCGCGACCCTGCCGGGCGCCTGTACTTCACCGACGACCACTACCTGAAGCTGTGGCAGCTGCAACGGCCGCGGCTGAGCGTGGACTACATCATGCTCGACGAGGCGCAGGACGCCTCCCCGGTCATTGAAGCGGTCATCGCCGCCCAGGGCCACGCGCAGCTCGCCTACGTCGGTGACCGGTCCCAGGCTATCTACCGGTGGCGCGGCGCGGTCGACGCCATGTCGAACTTCGCCGGCGAACGGCACCAGCTCACGCGCTCGTTCCGGTTCGGCCCGCCCATCGCCGCCGAGGCGAACCGGTGGCTGGAACTGCTCGGCGCCGACCTGCGGATCACCGGCCACGACCCGATCACCTCCACCCTCGGCCCGGACCCGGCCGCCACTGCCATCCTGTGCCGCACCAACGGCGGCGCGTTCAGCCAGGTGATGGCTGAGCTCGGCCGCGGCCGCCGCGTCGCGCTGGTCGGTGGCGGTGTGGAGGTGCGCCGGTTCGCGTACGCCGCGAGGTCACTGATGAACGGACAGGGCTGTGACCTGCCCGACTTGGCCGCGTTCCGGACCTGGTCGCAGCTGCGCGCGTACGTCAACGAGGAACACTCCGGCGCAGACCTGAAGATGCTCGTGAACCTGGTCGACCGGTACGGCGCGGGCACGCTGATCGACACGGTGAAGCGGCTCAGCCCGGCCGAAGCGGCCCAGGTCACGATCTCCACCGCGCACCGCGCGAAGGGCACCGAATTTCCCAGCGTCCGCATCGGCGACGACTTCACCGCACCCGACGACGGCGACCCGGCCGCGCCGGACGAACTGATGCTCAGCTACGTCGCCGTGACCCGCGCGCAGCACCGCCTCGACGTCGGATCCCTGTCCTGGCCACGCACCGGCAGTTTCGACGCCGACGGCGCCTGGTCCACCAACACCGCACTCATCACCTCCCCGAAGGAGTACCTGTGACCATCACGCCGACCGACACCAAGCCACCGGTCCTCACCCTGCAGGAGCGGCTGCTCCTGGCCGAGATCTCCCAGCACCTACGCGAAAGCGGCTGGCTGCGCCCAGAGGAACCCCAGCGTCTCCGCGATGTTGGCTGGCCCGGAGCGCCGGGTTGGCGTTGGTGCCCGGACAAGAACCTCGCCGTGGAGTGGCGGCTCCCGTCGCACGCCGACCCGGGGGAGATCCGCGTGCTCGGTGATCTGGTGTGCACCGCCCAGGTCGGCACCGTCGCCCAGGCCGTGGACGTGGCCGTCGCGATGGGCGTGCTCCCGCCGCCGTTCTGCTCGGCGTACGGGAGCGGCGTCGAGTGGGGGCAGGACCTCGTCGACGGCTACGCCCTCGAAGGTGAGGGCTACATCCGCGAGGCCGACGAGGAGGAGCGGTGAACGCGGTTGCGCTGGACCACCTGGTCTACCTGTGGCGGGCGTACGAGTCGACCCAGGCCGAGGCCGACAAGTGGGCACAGGCCGCGGACCTGCTGAAGCGGCGTATCCAAGCCGAGATGGACCAGTACGAGGAAGCCACCATCGGTGGGCAGACGGTGGCCACCTACCGGCACACCGGGCAGTTCTCGACTCGCAGGTTCACCCTCGAACAGCCGGACCTCGCCACGAAGTACACCCGCACCGTGACCCGCGAGGAACTCGACCTCGAGGCGGTCAAGGCCGAGCAGCCGGACCTGTTCGCCGTGTACCGCGCGCGGCGCTTCGAACGCAAGCACCCGTCACCGTGACCGCCCCGCCACCCGGGCCGGCTGCGATCCTCGACGCGGCGCCCGTCACCAAGCCGAAACCGAGGTGCCGCGGCGTCGGGTGCCGCGAACTGCGCCTCGACCCGATCCTCGTCGACCAGCCGGACGGGTCCGGGCTGCACATCGGCTGCATCGAACCCGAACCGTTGCCACCGCCCACGCCGGCAGGCGCCGCGGCGTCGCCGTTCCGCTCACCAGTCGGGCCGCCCGCCCCGCACCCGCTCAAAGTCGAACTGATCGAGGTGGTGCGCTGGTTCGACGCCAACTCCCCACGGTCGTTGCAGACGACCATCGGACCGTCGGAGATCGGCGTGGCGTGCCTGCGCCGCCTCGCGTACCGCACCGCCAACACCCCGGCGGTGAACACCGGTTCGGACCCGTGGTTCGCGATCATCGGCACCGCCGTGCACGACTGGCTCGCCGGCGCGCTCGACGCCTACCAGACCGTCGTGTTGGGCCGCACCGGCACCAACCGGCGGTGGCTCATCGAGCAGAACGTCAGCTTGCCCTCACCTGGCGGGGACGTCCTGGGCCACTGCGACCTGTACGACGTCGACGCGCACCGCGTCACCGACCACAAGATCGTCGGCGCGGCCAGCCTGAAGAAGTACCGCGACACCGGCCCGAGCGCCCAGTACCGCACCCAGGTTCACCTCTACGCCTACGGGCTGGTCCAGGCCGGGCACCGCGTCGCCGAGGTCAGCATCGCCTACTACCCGCGATCGTCGTGGCTGTCGGACCTGCACGTGTGGGCCGAACCGTACGACGAGCAAGTCGCCGTCGACGCCCTCACCCGCCTCGCCAGCGTCGCGCAGCTCGCCGCGGCGCTGCCGATGCACCTGATCCCGGCCGCGCCGGACCCGGTCGGCTGCACCTGGTGCGACTGGTACCGGCCCGGCCGCCCGGCCGACGGCACCGGATGCCCCGGACCGCTGAAAGGACCTGAACGATGACCAGCGCCACCACCCCCGCCATCACGCTCCCGACGGCGACGGCACCGCTCAACCTCGACCAGCTGCACCTCGCCTCAGGCTCCCACGACAGCCGCGGAGACGGCATGTGCCTGCTCGAAGCCGTCGCCTGGTACGCCGGCAACGACCACACGGACATGCCGCGCTGCGTCTCCCCGGTGCTCCGCGACTTCGGGATGCGCCTCAACGACGTCCTCGGCGATGAGCGCCGTCAACAGCTCAAGCCGCTCATCCCGGTCCTGATCGGCACCGCGGGTGACGGTCACGACCGGGCACGTCCCTACCTCGCCCTCGATTGGCTGATCCGCACGTACACCCCGGCGTGGCTCGACCTGGCCGGCCTCGTCGACGAGGCCCGGCACCTGCGGGGCCTGCGCCACATTACCGACGAGCCTGCGGCGCGACAGGCGGGTGGGGCCGTCCGCCACGCGAAGGAAAGCGCGGTTGCCGCTCAAGCCGCCGCCTGGTCCACCGCGTGGACAGGCGCATGGGCCGCAGCTGAAAAAGCAATCTGGGAAGCGGCTTTGGCCGCCGCTCGGGCTGGAGCCGCTGGGGCCGCCGCTGGAGCCGCTGGGGCCGCCGCTGGAGCCGCTGGAGCCGCTGGGGCCGCCGCTAGGGCCGCGGCTGGGGCCGCCGCTCAGACCGCCGCTAGACACAGCATCCGGGCCGCCGCCTGGGACCTGCTGTCACCCACCGTCGACACGCTGCAGATCTCCGCGATCCAGCTGTACCGCACCATGATCCGCCCCGCCGACATCACCTGACCAACCCGAACCGACCACGTAACCCACCAGCCAGAAAAGGAACCTCAATGACCGCCACGTTCACCGCGCCAGCCGCCGGCGACATCCTCCAGCCGAAAGACATCGTCGGGCATCTCCTCATCGTCAGACCCACCGAACACGCCACCGGCATCAGCACCACCTTCGGCGAAAAGGACGGCATCCGCGCCGACGTGTGCGTCCTCACCGAACTCGACCCCACAACCCAGCAGCCCGGCCGCGTCTACCAGAGCGTCCTCTGGCTGCAGGGCAAACTCGTCGGCTCCCTGAAGAAGAGCATCGGCGACCTCGTCCTCGCCCGCATGAGCGTCGGCACCGGCAAACCTGGGCAGCAGCCGCCGTTCGAACTCGACGACGCCACCGGGGACCAGGCCGCCGTCAACGCCGCCCAAACCTGGCTCGACGCGCACCCCGGATTCGTCAACACCGCCACCGCCGCGCCGGCCGCGGCCGGCACACCCACACCGGCCCAGCCGGTGCCGCCGCCCGCACCGACCACCCAGCCCGTACCGCTCCCCGCAGCCGCCACACAACCCATTGCGCTGCCCAACATTCCACCCGCACCCATCGGCGCACCACCAGCGCCCATCGCCGTCGCAGCGCCACCCGTGCCCATCGCGGTCGCGGCCCCGCCGGTACCGGCACCGGTGGCGGCCGCGCCAACGCCGGCGATCGACCCGGCCATCCTCGCCCAGCTCACCCCCGAAGCGCTCCAACAGTTCCTCGCCATCCAAGCCCAGACGCAACGCACCGCCTGACCAGCCGGCCCGAACCTCCCGCACCACAGCCGACGCGGGAGGTTCGGGCCGGGCCGCCACCGACCGGAGGACGCCACCCACATGAGCAGCGCCACCATCGCCCCACCACCGGCGGTCACCACCACCAGCGCAGCCCACGCCTGGCACGCCGCCGGATACGCCGTCGTCCCCGCCCGCACCGACGGCACCAAAGCGCCCCTCACCACGTGGAAGCAGTACCAGAGCACGCCACCCACCCTCGACGAAGTCACCGCCTGGTTCAGGGACGCCCACCCCGGCCTCGGCCTCATCTGCGGCGCCGTCTCCGGCAACCTCGAAATGCTCGAGCTCGAAGGCCGCGCCGTCACCGGCGGGCACCTCACCGACCTGCAGCAGCTCATGGCCGACGCCGAACTCGACCACGTCTGGCACCGCCTCACCGCCGGCTACGCCGAACGCACCCCCTCCGGCGGGCTGCACCTGCTCTACCGCGTCGACGGCGCCCCCGTGCCCGGCAACCTCAAACTCGCCAGCACCGCCACCAACGACGTCCTCGCCGAAACCCGCGGCGAAGGCGGCTACGTCGTCGTCGCCCCATCGCACGGCCCGGTACACCCCACCGGTGGCGCGTGGACCCTGCACGGCAACAGCCGACCCGGGCGCGTGCCCACCATCACCGCCGACGAACGCGCCCAACTCCACGACGTGGTCCGCGCCCTCAACCACCACCCCCAGCCGGCCGCGCCCGCCAACCCCGGGCCGTTCACCCCACCCGCCCCGCCGCAGCCCGCCGACGGGCACCTCTCACCCGGCGACCACTACGCCCAGCACACCGACTGGGCCCACATCCTCACCCCCCACGGGTGGCGCCTCGTCTACACCCGCGGGCAACTCCGCGCCTGGTGCCGCCCCGGCAAAGCGGTCGGCGTGTCCGCCACCACCGACGCGCTCGGCACCGACCGACTCCGCGTCTTCACCACCAGCACCGACTTCGACACCACCTCCTACAGCAAACTCGGCGCGTACGCCGTCCTCAACCACCACGGCGACCTGGCCGCCGCCGCCAAAGCCCTCCACGACGCCGGCTACGGCACCCGCCCGCGGCCCACGCCGGCCCTCGCCCCGTTCACCACCGGCCCCCCAGCCGCCGCGGCGAGCAACGGCAACGGCACCCACCCACCCAACGCCGCACCGGCCGCCACCACCTTCAACGGGTTCGCCGCCACGCTGCTGCGACGCTCCAAACTGCGCGACCTCCCACCCGTCGCGCCCCTCATCGACGGCGTCATGTCGCTGCGCTCCAGCGTCGTCCTCGTCGGCGGCACCGGCCTCGGCAAGACCTTCCTCGCCCTGTCCTGGGCCTGCTCCGTCACCACCGGCCTGCACTGGCTCGGACAACCCGTCCACCGCGTCAAAGGACTCTTCGTCGTCGGCGAAGGCGCCACCGGACTCGACGCGCGGGTCTCCGCGTGGGAGCAGACCTGGCACACCAGCGTCGACGACGACGACCTCATCTTCTCCGTCAAACCCGACTCCCTCGCCAACCCGAACACCTGGGCCCAGATGCGCGAACAATGCCTCGACCTCCACATCAGATTCGTCATCCTCGACACCTTCTCCTCACTCGCCCCCGACGCCGACGAAACAAAAGACGCCGCATCAATCACCCGCCGACTCTCCGACTTCACCGCCGACATCGACGGCACCGGCGCGCTGATCCACCACCCAGGGTGGGGCGATGCCGGCCGCACCCGGGGCGGATCCCAACTCGAAGCCAACGTTGACGAAGTGATCGTCCTCAAAGGCGATAAGGACTCCGAACTTGTGGAAATGACCCGCAAGAAAGTAAAGGAAGGGTCCAGCGGGGAAAGTCGCTGGCTCGGCCGCAGGGCAGCGTTCGACTCCATCGTCATCGAATCAGCGAACAGCGGCGACGTGGACGCGCCGCTGACCTCGCGGATCGTGCGGATCCTGGGAGATTGCGGCGGCCGGTTCATGTCCGTTCCGCAGCTCCAGGCCGAACTCGGCAACGTGCACCGATCGTCGCTGTACCGGGCGCTCGACCGGCTGGTGTCAGCCGGGACCGTCCGGGAGCACGCAGCCGGGGATCGACGATCGTTCGCCGCCACCGAAGGCGACCAGGATCCCGCGCCGTTCACCGCACCGGCATCGGCGAGCCGATGAAGGCCAAAACCGCCTTGTCGCGTTCCGTGTCGCGTGCGACAACAACGCGACAAAACCGCGACACGGCGCCTGCCCGATACCGCGCTGTCGCGTGCCACGAGAGCGACGCGACAGCGCTGACCTGCACAAACACCATCGGGTGTCGCGTCGTGTCGCGTTTCGTGTCGCGCGACAGGACCCGAATCCACGCGACAACACGCCATCGGCGTGCATCGCTGACGGCTATCCACAGTGGATGGCGCTCGAAAGTGCCTCTGACCTGCGGCGATGAAGATCATCTGCTTCGTGTTGCGTCGAACCAGGGCCTAGCCGGGAGGACCCCCACTTCAGCCCTCCCCGTAGGGGAGGGGAGGGCTGGTGGGGGCCCGGAGACCGCGACGGAATTCGCAACAGCATCCGCCTCGTCAAGATCACGCCGGACGGCACTCCCGTGGAGGTCACCTGATGAGCGAGCACCTCGCCACCGACCCGGTCACCGTGCAACGCTGCCGCCGCTGCCAGGCGCCCATCCTCGTCGGCCTGGCCGAAGGGCTGCCCTGCCGCGTCGACCCCGTCGCGGTGAACCAGCTCGGCGAACTGATCGCCATTCTCGGCATCCTCGCCACGTTCACGTTGACGAAATCAGGTCTCGTGCAGCGCGACGCGTCGCGCGTCCGCGGCACATTTCTACGCGGCCCGGTCCTGGTGCAACACCAATGCGGCCGGCACATCCCGGCCGATCACCGCGCAACCCCGGCGGCGCCTGCACTTGTCCCGGCGCATTCGGGTCCCTTCCCATTCTGAGCAAAGGAACCATGAAATGAGCGCAGCGCGAAAGAAAGGCACGGCGACTTTGTCTGAACGTTTATGGTCGCGTGTGGTTGAGCGGCCAAACGGGTGCCGCGAGTGGACTGGTTACATCAACACCACCGGGTATGGGCAAATTGGCCGGGGACCGGGCCTCGGTTTGATCGGCACCCACCGTGCCGCTTGGGAAGTCACGCACGGGCCGATACCGCTCGGCGTATCGGTTTGTCACAGCTGCGACAACCGCTGCTGCTGCAATCCGTGTCACCTGTTCCTCGGCACCGCGGCTGACAACGCCGCCGACATGGCGGCGAAGGGGCGTGGCCGAGGCGTCGAAGGCGTCCGCAACCACAACGCGAAGCTGACCGCCGAGGAGGTCGCACAGATCCGGGACCAGTACCGGCCAGCCGCCGGCGGTGTCCGCGGGCACGGCAACAACACCAAGCAGCTCGCGGCCGCCTTCGGCATCACGCCGCAGTACGTCTGCCAGCTGGTCCGCGGGCTGTGGAGGCAACACTCATGAACCGGAACAAGAAGGCCGGCACCGCATGGGAGTCAGCGATTGTGGCGTTTCTGCGAACCAACGGTGCGCCGCATTGTGAACGCCGCGCATCCAACGGCGCGTTCGACCGCGGCGACATTACCGGCATCCCCGGTGTGGTGATCGAGGCGAAAAGCGGCGCGTTCCACATGGCCGCGTGGGACGCCGAGGTCCGCGCGGAGATGACCAACGACGCCGCTTCAATCGGCGTGGTGTGGGCGAAGCGGGCAGGGAAGACCTCGCCCGCTGACGGGTACCTGATCATGCCGCCGGTGGTGGGGCTGCGGCTGCTCACCGCGGCCGGCTACCTCGGCCAGCCAGACAACGGGGGACAGTGATGACCGCGAGCGAGGCTACGGCGCGGGGCAGGCGCCTACCGGGGCACGACTGCCCGCTGTGCGAAATTCCGGGGGTGCCGCACGGGTTCGTGACGTGCCGCGTGTGCTGGGCGCAGGTGCCCGCCCGGTTGCGGCTGGCGTTGAACCACGCCTACCAGAGCCGCCGCGACAACCCACAGGCGCACCGTGCGGCCTTGGCCGCGGTGCTGGAGTGGTGCCGCGACCAGCGCAGGGGGCGGGAGCTCGCCGATGTGTAAGCAGATCGCCGCCGACGACGTCGAGGAGGCGAAGGCGGCGCGTGCGGTGGCCAGAGCGTTGATGCGGCGCATCTCCACAGCCGCGCACATGATCGACGTCAGCCTCATCGAGCACAGTCAGCCCGGCCCGCTCGTCGACGCGATGCTGGACATCCGCAACGTGCTCCGCGACCCGGGCCCGCGACAGTGACCGCCTGCGTCCTCGCCGGCGCGTGCGTGCTGTTCGACCGACGGACCCGCACGGTCGGCGACGCGGCCCGCGGCGGCCCGCTGTGCCGGGACTGCCTGCTCGTGGCCGAGCGGGACGTGCGCGGCCTGGTGCTGGACTACCGCGACCTGGCGCAGCGACTGGGCCGCGACGGCAGCACAGCGATGGGCACCAGGGTGTCCGGCAACTCCGACCCGTCCTCGATGCTCGCCCTCGACGTCGACGAGCTGCAGCGCGACATCCTGTGGACGCTGACGGTGTGGGAACCGGCGGTGCGCGAAGCTGCCCGGCTTCCACCCGAACCGGTCGGCGCGGTGCGCCCAGGGTGGGCGGTCGCCGCGGCGGCAGCGGTGATCGCGCCCCGGGTGGATGTGCTCGCCGCGTTGCCGTTGACGTGGGGCTACGCCGATGGTTTCGCCGAGGGGCCGGTGCTGCGCTCCGGCGTCGACGCGATCGTCTCCATGTCGGTGCTTCGCCGGCGGGCCCGGTCGAAGCTGGGCCTGACCCGCCTGGTGCACGCCCTGCCCGGGGAGTGCTCCAGGTGCGGGATGTGGGCGTTGCGCCGCGACGACGGGTCGGACACGGTGCGGTGCGAGCAGTGCGATCAGCGCTGGACCACCGACGACTACCTCCGCTACGTCGGCATGATCCTGTCCACCCAGGCCGTCCGGTGACCGCCACCACGGGCCCGGACGAGCCCGTGCGCCCGCCACAACGGCGCTGGGCGGGCCTGGACGATCTGCCCGCACCCGGGTTCACCCTCGGGCCTGCACCGCAGCCCAGACCAAAGCCAAACCCCGAGCCGAGGGCCGAGCCGGCACCTGCAGCCGCGCCGACGCCCCGGCCCCGCACCACCACCCGCAGGAGAGCGCCCATGCACCAAGACGACACCATCGACCGGGCCGTCACCTACGCCCACGCCGCCCTGTCCAGGGCCCGGCTAGGGAACTGGGACGCGGCCGCGGACACGGTCCGCCGGATTCACGTCGACCTGGGCGGACGCGGCGGCATGGCGTACGCCCTGGTCGCGTGGTGCGACGCGTACCGCGACCACAGCGGCGGGCAGGACGCGGTGGTGACGACGAGCCTGCGGTTCGTCAGCGCCCTCACGGGTGGGGTGTGCGACGCGTCGGACGTCGCGCCGCAGGTGGCGTGGGCCGGCAGGCTGATCGCCGCCAGGTGCGCCCACGACGCCGCCACGTTCAACGCCCTGATCAAGGCGGTACCGTCCGACCCGCGGCTGCACCGCCTGCGCGTGTTCGCGGTGCTGCGCCTGGTCGTGGCGGCGCTCGGGAGCCCGCCGCGCGGGCCGGGCTACATCCTGGTCGAGTGTTGATAGCGGCGCCCGGGGCTGGCTGGCCGTACCCGGGGGACAGCCCCGTCGCCCGGGCCCGCCGCGTCGCCCACGCCTACCGGGCCAGGCTGCACCTCGCCGACCCGCAGCAGTGCGCCGACCTCGACGCCACGATGCGCGGATGGGGCCAAACCTGGGCGGTGCCCACCGTGGTCACGTACGACCTCGACGACTGGCTCAGCGTCGCCCAGGCCGCCGAGGTCGGGGCGGTCAGCCCGGCGATGCTGAGGGTATGGCGCCACCGCGGCCGCATCATCGGGCGCCAACAGGGGCGGGTGTGGTTTTACCAGGCCCGCGACGTGGTCGCCCTCGCCGCGGAGCCCCGTCACCGCCAACCCCGGAACGAATGACCTGGGTTGCTATGGGCCGCGGCGGATCCACCCGAGGAACCGATCCCACACCGCACCTGGCCGCAGGTCCTGGAGGTCGTCGACGGCCTGCACGAACTCGGGCGCCATCGCGATGTGCAACAGGACCCGATCTCCCCCGTACAGCTCGCGCAGCTGCTCACGGCGGGTCTGGCACGGCCAGTCGGCGGCGCACTCCCGGCACGTCCACCTGGGTGGATCCGGCAGGTGCCGGCTCACCGTCGCCGGCCGTGCCGGCGGTAGTTGTCGGCCCAGATTGCCAGATACACAAGGATCACCGTGCCGACCACGATTGCGATACACAGCATCGACCTCCTCCGTGCGATGGGGAGGCGCGGCGGCCGGGTTGGACGTCACCGACCGCCGCGCCTTGCACGACCGTAAGGAGGCCGATGGGTGATGAGGGGTACGGTTTGTACCCCCTGTCAGGCCGGGATGCCGAGCAGCCCAGCCATCTCGCGGGCCTGCGGACGAACGTCGGGCGCGTTGGCGAGGAGTTCCGTCGTGATCGCGCGAGCGTAGGCGTTGTACCGGATCGTCTCCGGCGCCGCTGTGTGCGCTTCGTTGAGGACGCCCAGCGCTGCGGCGGCTTGGCGGCGGCCGTGGTGTGCCCGAGCTACCTCGATGAGGTGACGGGCGCGCCGCGGCCGCGACGGGATCGCAGCGGGATCGGTGCGCCGAGCCTGCCGCAGCGCCTCCGTTGGTTGGCGTAGCTCGACGGCGATGGTGACCGCGTGAGCCCCCATGATTGCCTGCGAGAACGACGTCCAGGGTTGGTAGTGCCCGGTGGAAAGACGCGCGGCGACGCGGTTGGCGTCGTCCCAGTACCGCCACGCTTCGCCGCTGTGCCCGGTCCGCGCAGCCGTGAACCCAGCCTCGAACAGCAGCGCGCCGTACAACGACAGCAGCTCGTCGTCGGCGCCATCCAGTCGCGCCTCGACGAACGCGAGGCCATCGAGGTTGATCGCCATTGCCGCGTCCCATGCCCCGGAGTCGCGGTGTGCCTGGGCGTGGGCCCAGGTCGCGCCTGCGATGGCCCGGGGATCTTCGGATTCCTGCGCCGCGAGCATCGCGCGGTCCGCGGAGCGCCACAGCAGGTTCGCTGCGGGCAGCTGGTAGGCGAGGTACATCTGAGCCAGCACGTGCACCTCGGTCAACAGCGCGAGGCCTTGCCGCCGCTCGTCGCCCTGGTGTTGGCGTACCAGGACCTGCGCGTCGCGGATCAGGTCAGGGAGGAGCCCGGCGAGCACGGTGCGGTGATTGGGGGAGCCGTGACGTGCCCGCCATGCGGCACGCAGCCGCGACCGGAGGTGTCCGACCGGCTCCGGTGGGCCGTCGGCCTGGGGAAAGCGGTCCAAGGCGTCCCGGACGGCGGCGAGACTGGCGTGGCCAGGGCCGGCGAGGGCCTCGCCGGGTGCGTCGTGCTCATCGATCAGATCACCCACGGTCACGTTGACCGCTGCGGCGAGCAGGTTCAACATCGGCAGGCGGGGCGGGAGGAGCCGGCCGGTCTCGACGGCCTTCACCCACTCGGTGGATCGACCGATCAAGCCGGCTACGACCGGGCGGGACTTTCCAGCGCGCTGCCGGTAGAACTTGATGCGCTCGCCCACGGTCAGATCGGGTAATGCATGCATAAGACACCTGTCCCAGGTAGAGAGCTGGGTCGGCGGGTGGGCGCCGTCTCTACTCGACGCCACCCGCCGACATCCAGTTTACGGCGGGTCCAACGGAGCGGCAGTGCGCAAGTCGCGGGTTTTGAAAGCACCTCGCCACGCCGAACATGCACCCATTGCGGCGCCTGCTGGTGGCGTTGCGTTTACGCTGCTTGCCGTGGGGGGCACTGTGCCCAGCGCTACACCAGCCGCTCTCCCGCGATCCCAACCCTCCGGTCGTGGCAACGCATGGCGCCTTGCCGCACCCGGTGACGTTGGGACAACCCCGGTGATCACCGCACCAGACGCGGGCGTCCGGCCCCGCCTTCCGGCACGGTGATCACCAACCTCCGGTGACCCGCCTGTCGTTGCTGCTGCGTGTCGGGGAGGGCACCAGCACGCTGACCGGCGGGTCACCGGTCGAAGCGCGGTAGAGGAGCCCGGTCACCTCGCCAGGTTCAGTGACCTGGAGCACGTCGGTTCGAATCCGACCCGCGCCACAGACGCCCCACCGTGGCTCAACCCACGGCACCCTCACGCAGGTGGAGCGTCAACCCCGCCCCCGGGCCCGCCTATGTGGAAGCGGATCCGGGGGCGGGTCCCAGTGCCCAACCGGCCGCGCGTCCCATGCACCACCCCCGGCTGCACCGGCACCGCCCCCGGGGGCCGGTGCGACCGGTGCCTCACCCGGCAGGCCCGCGGCTCAAGCGCCGCCCGCGGCTACGGACGCACCTGGCGGGCCCGACGCATCCCGTACCTCGTCGCCCACCCGTGGTGCGTGCTGTGCGGCCGGCCCGCCACCGTCCCGGACCACCACCCCGCCAGCCGCCGCCAGCTCGAGGCGCGCGGCGTGGCCGACCCCGACGCTGACGAGCACCTCCGGGCGCTGTGCGACCCGTGCCACCGCACCCAGACCGCCCTGCGCCAACCGGGCGGGTTCAACCCCGGGAGGTGACCCAAATGAGCGCACCGATCGAAGACCTGCAGGCAGCCGACGACGACCGGATGCGCGGTGAGCCGCTCACCATGACGCTGCAAGTCGCCGTGCCGCTGTGGGTCCAGCAGGCCGGCCCGCCCGGCGACGCCCGCGACCAGCTCCTCAGCCGGTGGGCCGCCGACGCCGAACCGATCCTCTGCCAACACGGCGACGTCATCCTCTACCGCAGCAAGCCACGCGAGTTCCGATCAGCCGACGCGTTCAACCACCTCGCCCGAGGCCTGGCCGCCCTCGCCCACCACTGCGGCGGCGTCCGCGTGTTCGGCCTGCACTGGTGCGCCACGCACTCACCCGGCGGCACCATGCCCACCACCGCAGCGGCCTGCGCCCAGTGTCTCGCCGCCGACCTGCGCCGGCGAAACCTCCCCGAGGAGCCACCATGATCCACGCCACCAAGACCCCTACCCGATCCGCGCTGCGGGCCGTCGCTCACGCCGCCGCCACCGCCGCATGGGCCACGGCCGGAGCCATCCTCGGCACTGCCGTCGCCCTCGGCGGCTGGGCACTGATCTGGCACCTCACCACATGAGTACCGGCCGCACCCTCGCCGCCCTGGCGCTGCCGTTGATCGTGGCCTCCGTCTGGGTGGTGGTGCGGGTGTACCGCTGCCTTGACCGCGTCGCCAGCTCGCCGCACTGAGCGCCGGGGTCAGCCGGCCTTCCTCGGTGCGACCTGGGAGATCCGCTGCGGCGACACGGCGAGCAGCGTCGCCGCGTCGCGCACCGACAGCCTCTCGACGAGCTTCTTTGCAGCGGCCGCGGTGCGTTCGGTCAGGTCCCGCTCGGCCGCGTTCAGTCTGGCCCGCTCGGCGCGCAGCTCGGCAGTCACGACGTCCATCTCCGCGTCGCCGATGTGGTACTCGTACGCCAGGTCGAGGCCGGCCTCCGCACCGTCGGGGAGGTCCTCGCCGAGGGCGATCGCCTCCCTGATGTAGTCGTCCAGCTTAGGCAGGCTCTTGGCGAACGTGTGGGTGCCCTCCACATCGGGAGCGTCGGCGAGCCACTGGTCACCTTCGCGTGTGACGATCACGCGGTACGTGCGCTGCTGCTTCACTTGATCAACCATCCTTTCCCGAAGACCGGTTCCATGTCCCGCTGGATCGAGCGCAACGTGCCGATCGCGATGTCGCCGCCATGCTGCGCGACGGTCGTGCGTGCGGTCACGCCTTCCGGCGAGGTCGCGATGTACCTGCGGTGCGACCCACGCTGACGGATCTCCACGCCGCCGAGGCGTTCGATTCGCCGGTTGACCTCACGCGCTCGCATACCCTAAGTCTAGTCAATAGACACAGCGTCGTCTAGGCACTAGATGGGCATCGGCCTTGCCTGATCGGATGACGCGGCGGGGGCGCGGGGGGTGTCCGGATCGCTGGCCGCGGCCCCCTCCAGGTGACCGCCGGTGGCCCGAATTATCCGCGGACAGGTTTCACGGATCCTGTCCCGGATGCCAACCGTTCGTCAGTGATCGATGTCTTGGGGGTGGTGGCCATGGGTAAGCGTGGGCCTGCCCCGAAGCCGACGACGCTGCGGCTGCTGCACGGTGACCGCAAGGACCGAACGAACCTCGACGAGCCGAAGCCCGAGCCTGGCGACCCGGTCTGCCCGCCGCACGTGACGCCCGAGGTCCGGGAGATTTGGGATTACACCCTCGGGCACCTGATCGCGATGGGCGTCGCGACAGGCGCCGACCGTGACGCGCTGCTGTGCTACTGCGAGGCGGTCGCTGGGCATCGGGCTGCTTCGGCTCTACTGGCCGGATCCTCAGTGCTCGTTGAAGGCGTGCACGGCGGGCAGATCCGCAACCCGGCGGTGCAGATCCAGCGCGACGCGGCCGCCGTGATCCGCGCGTTCGCCCGTGAGTTCGGGTTGACCCCGTCTGCGCGGTCGGAGATCCGAACGGGAACGGGGCCCGACCGTGGTTCGGCGGAACGCTACCTCACCGGCTGACCCAGTCTGCGGCTTCTCCTTCGACGGCAAGGCGTGCCGCAGGCGCGGGGAGCACCGGTGCGCACCCCGCGTGGTGAAGGTGGTCGGGTTCTTCTCCGAAGTGCTCGTGCACACGAAGGGTCGGTGGGCGCGGCAGGCGTTTGTTCTTGCCGTGTGGCAGGTCACCGGCATCATGGCCCCGCTGTTCGGGACGGTGGTGTTCTCGGCCGAGTCGGGTCGCTACGTGCGCCGGTACCGGATCGCGTGGCTGGAGCTGGCCCGCAAGAACGGCAAGTCGGAGCTCCTGGCCGGGATCGTGCTGTACCTTCTCGTCGCTGACGACGAGGAGGGCGCCGAGATCTATGGCTGCGCCCGCGACCGGGACCAGGCGCGGAAGGTGTTCGACGTCGCCGAGCGGATGGTGAAGTTGTCGCCGGTGCTGTCGCGGCGGTTGAAGATCTACGCGCAGGCCAAGCGGATCGTCGACGAGCGGACCGGGTCGTTCTACGAGATCGTGCCGGCCGACGCGGCGGGCAACCTCGGGCATAACCCGCACGGCGTGAGCATGGACGAGATCATCACCCAGCGGGACTCGTCGTTGTGGACGGCGATGCGGACCGCGATGGGCACCCGTGACCAGGCGCTGATGGTGGCGGCGACGACGGCCGGCGACGATGAGCAGTCCTTCGCCTACGCCGAGCACGTGGAGATGCAGAAGATCAGCGAGGACCCTGCCCGTGCGCCGCACGTGTTCGTGTACATGCGCAACACCCCGGCGGACGCCGACCCATGGGACGAGCGGAACTGGAAGCACGCCAGCCCGGCGCTCGGGTCGTTCCTGTCGCTGCAGGCGCTGCGCGACGAGGCCCTCGAGGCCCGCAACGACCCGGCGAAGGAGAACGCGTTCCGGCAGTTCCGCCTCAACCAGTGGGTGTCCCAGACCAGCCGGTGGATGCCGATGCACCTGTGGGACGCGAGCAGCGGCGACCTGTGGCTCACCCCCGGGTGGGGCCGCGACCAGCTGGGCGGGCGGGTCGGGTACGGCGGCCTGGACCTGGCGGCGAAGTTCGACCTGACCGCGTGGTGCCTGTTCCTACCGGGCGCCGACGACGGGCCGGTGGATGTGCTGTGGCGGTTCTGGCTCCCCGAGGCCGGAGTGGATCGCCTCGACAAGCTCAACGACGGGAAGTTCACCCGGTGGGCGAAGGCCGGCTGGCTCACGGTCACCGAGGGTTCCGTCATCGACTACGACCGGGTCGTCGCCGACATCGCCGCCGACGCCGCCCACTTCACCATCCGCGGGGTCGACTGCGACGAGTGGTCGATGTGGCCGATCATCAACCGCGTCGCCGACGCGTGCGGCCTGGACGCCGAGTCCGGTGAGGTCACCGCGTACCGCAACACGTTCGACCGCATGTCGGCCGGCCTCGACGACGTGATGGGCCTGGTCAACGACGAGCGCCTCGAGCACCACGGCAACCCGGTCGCCCGGTTCTGCTTTGACGCCTGCACGGTGCGCCGCGCCGCGTACGACCCGAACCTGATCCGCCCGTCCAAGCCTGAGCGCGGCGTCGACCGGGCCCGCATTGACGCCGTGCCGACCGCGGCGATGGCCGCGAACTCGTGGCGCACCAATGCCACCACCACGCCGCGGCGCTCCGTGTATGAGGACGACGGCCTGATGGTCGTGTGAAGGAGGCTGACCGTGGGGCTGTCCCGCTGGCCGGTACGTGCCCGTGTCCTGGTCAACCTCGTCGACGGGCGCGCGTTCGACGCGGTCCTGCTCGCCAAGCGCGGCCCGCTGCTCGTCCTGGCCGACGCGCGGCTGCTCGAGCCGGGCGCCGATCCGACGGCGGTGGACGGCGAAGTGATTGTGGAACGGTCCAGGGTCGCGTTCATCCAGGTGCGGGCGGGCGGGTGATGGCGTGGCGTTCGTCGTGACCGCCGGGCAGCTGCAGCAGGTGCAGCGCACCCCGAACTGGTGGGGTGCGTCCACCCCGCACGTGCAACTGTCACCGGCCCTGACCATGACGTACCAGGCGCTGTGGCGGGCACAGCCGGCGCTGCGCACTGTGGTGTCGTTCCTGGCCCGCAACGTCGCCTCGCTCGGCCTGGACCCCTACCGCCGCGGCGCGAACAACGACCGGTCCAAACTCACCGACCACCCCCTCGCCCAGCTGCTCGAGCGGCCGGTGCCCGGCACGAAGTGGACGAAGTACCGGCTGCTCAACACGCTGATGCAGGACCTGTGCATCTTCGACGACGCGTATCTGCTGAAGATGCGCCTCGAGGGCGGTGTACGCGCGATCCAGCCGATGCCCAACCGTTTCATCACCCCGATCGGGGACAACCCGTTCGCCCCCGACGGCTACCGCATCGTCGGCAACCGAGGCACCCGCGAGGTCAGCCCGGACCAGGTCGTCCACATCCACGGGTACAACCCCGACGACCCGCGCCGCGGCACCTCGCCGATCGAGACGCTGCGGCAGATCCTCGCCGAGGAGTACGCCGCGTCGGTGTACCGCGAGCAGATGTGGCGCAACGGCGCCCGCGTCGCCGGGTACATCAAACGCCCCTTGGATGCGCCGAAATGGTCTGACGCCACCAGGGACCGCTTCCGCAACGACTGGCAGGCGCAGTACGCCGGCAGCGGCCCGGAAACCGGCGGCACACCCGTCCTCGAAGAGGGCATGGAATTCCTCAACGCCGGCGTCACCCCCCGCGACGCGCAGTACGTGGAGGCCCGCAAGCTCACCCGCGAAGAGGTCGCCGTCGCCTACCACGTCTCCCCGGTGATGATCGGGCTGATGGACGGGGCCACGTTCTCCAACGTCACCGAGCTGCACAAGATGCTCTACCAGGACACCCTCGCCCCGTACCTGGTGCAGCTCGCCCAGGACCTGGAGTGCCAGCTGCTGGCCGACCTCGACCCGGTCGCCGCCAAGAGCGGCAGCGTGTACGTCGAGTTCAACCTGGCCGAGAAGCTCCGCGGCTCGTTCGCCGAGCAGAGCAGCGCGATGCAGTCCGCGGTCGGTGGGCCGTGGATGAGCCGCGCCGAGGCCCGCGCCATGTACAACCTGCCCCACGTCGACGGGTCGGACGAGCTGATCGTGCCGCTCAACGTGCTCACCGGCGCGCTCGCCTCACCCAACGACACCGCCCCGGACAACCCCAGCAACGAGGCATCCAACGGCCAGCCGCCGAAGGCCCGCGACGTGCTCCGCGCCCTGTACGAGCGGCAGCAGAACTCGATCCTGTCCCGCCTCGGCGGCAGCAACCACCCCCCGGCGGCCGACGTGTTCGACGTGGACCGGTGGGCCTGCGACATGGTCAAAAACCTCGGCCCGTTCAGCACCGAACCGGCCGACCTCGCCGCCATGGCCGCCCGGGTCAACACCGACATCCTGGCGGCGCTGCACCGGGCATTGCAGGCCGACAACCCGAAACTGGCGGTGCGCGAGATCTTCGCGACCCTGACCCAAGGTCTGGAGAGCTGATGAGGATCAAGTCGTGTCCCGCGCAGATCAAGGCGGCACCCGCCGCCGACGGCAACGCCGGCGAGTTCACCGCCCTGGTGAGCGTCTTCGGCAACGTCGACAGCTACGGCGACGTCGTCGTGCACGGCGCGTTCACCGACACCATCGCCGAATGGAAAGCCTCCGGCGACCGCTTGCCGGTGCTGTGGTCGCACCGCATGGACGACCCGAACTTCAACATCGGCGCCGTCCTCGACATCGCCGAACTCGAACCGGGCGACCCGCGCCTCGCCGGTGCTGCCGACCCGCACGTCGCGGCCAACGGCGGCCTGTGGGTCCACGGCGTCATCGACACCGGCCCCGACGCCAGCCCCATCGCGGTCCAGGCGCAGCGCCTCCTCAAGGCCCGCCGGGTCACCCAGTTCTCCTACGCCTACGACATCGTCGACGCGGGCCCGGCGACCGTGGACGGCGTCGACGCGTACGAGCTTCGCAAGCTGAAGCTCTACGAGGTGTCCCCGACCCAGGTCGGGGCCAACGAACTCACCGAACTCCTCGCCGCCAAGGCGGCCGGGGTGAACGGCGACAGCAACATCCGCGGGGTGGTTGACCTTCTGACCACGTACCTCGCATCTCTCGACAGGGGCACATCCGGCAGCGCGCCGGCCAAGCAGCGCGACGAGCCCACCGGGGCCAAGCGCGGCGACGAGCCGGCAATGCCAAGCGCGACGTCGCTCCGTCTGCTCCACGACCGGACAGCGCTCGAGCTGTCGGTCACCGACTAGACGGCAAAGGACTCACATCATGCGTGCATCAATCAAAGAAGCCATCCTCGCCGAGCTCAAGGCGGCCCGTGACATCGCGGAAGGTGCGGAGACGGCCAACCGCGACCTCAACACCGACGAACGCGGCAAGGTCACCGAACACCTGAGCAAGGCCGCCGACCTCAAGAAGACCGCCGACGACCAGGACGCCCTGCGCAAGCAGCTGACCGACCTGTCCGACGGCATCGGCCTGGTGGCCGACGAGGCCGCCGCGAAGCAGGCCCCGGCGCAGTACGCGCCGCCGGCGAAGCAGCGCGGCGGCATCGGCGCCCAGTTCACCGGGTCCGCCGAGTTCAAGGCGCTGATCGCGTCGGCGCCGAGTGGGCGCTTCGGGGAGAAGACCCGCGTGCAGTCGGCGCCGTTCGGCGTGAAGTCCCTGATCACCGGCGCGGACAGCGGCGCGTCGGCAGGCACGCTGGTCGTCCCCGATCAGCGGGGGCTGCTCGATCCGTTCTACGCGCGGCCGCTGACCCTGCGTGACCTGGTAGCGCCGGGCCAGACCACCAGCGACGTCATTGAGTACGTGCGGGTGCTGGACACCACGAACAACGCCGCCCCGGTCCCGGAAGCCACCTCGGCCGGCACCATCGGCGCCGGCGACCCGGTCGTCACCGCGGCCGCTGGCGGTCTCAAGCCCGAGTCGGGGCTGACCCTGGAGCGCGACTCGACCACGGTGAAGACGATCGCGACGTGGATCCCGGCGACGAAGCGGGCGTTGAGCGACGCGGCGCAGATCCGCACGCTGATCGACACGTTCCTCGTGACTGGCCTCGAGGAGGCACTCGAGGACCAGATGCTCACGGGCAACGGGGTGGGGGAGAACTTCCTCGGCCTCAACGCCACCTCGGGCATTCAGACCGCCACGCCGGAGGTCGGCGACGTCGACGTGTTCCAGGTGACGCGCCGGGCGCGGACGAAGGTGGAGATTGGCGGCCGCGCGGTCCCCACCGCGTACGTGATGAACCCGCTGGACTGGCAGGACATCGAGTTGATGCGCGACAACGACGGCCGGTTCTACGGGGCCGGGCCGTTCGCGATGACCCCGACCGGGCTGTGGGGCCTGCCGGTGGTCAAGTCCGAGGCTGTGCCGGCCGGCACCGCGTGGTGTGCGGCGTGGCGGCACGCGGTCCTCTACGACCGGGAGCAGGCCACCATCCAGGTGACCGACTCACATGCGGACTTCTTCATCCGCAACCTGGTCGTCATCCTGGCCGAGCTGCGCGCCGCGTTCGTGGTGCTCCGCCCGCCGGCCTTCGTCAAGATCACGCTGTAGGGCTGGGGGTTGTGGTGCGCTGTCCGCTCTGCGGGGTCGCTGGCCACGCCTGCGGGCCGCGCACCACACCCACCCCGGTCGACATTCCAACCAAGCGAAAGGGGCCGGCCGTGGCCGAGCAGCTGCACGAGTACACCGTGATCCTCAACGGCGCCCGGACCACGGTGATGCTGTCGGAGTCCGACGCGGCGAAGGTTGGTGGGGTCCGCGTCGTGCGAGCCAAGCCGATGCCGGTGGAGGTGCCACCGGTGGCGACCGCGACGCAGGCAGCCGTGGCGACCACCACCCGCGCGCCCAGCGACAAGGCCAGACGTCCTCGCCAGTAGTTCGAACTGCGCAGGCCCGCCGCGTAGCCCGGTCGATCGACCCAATGGGGAGGGACACGGATGGACAGCCTCGTTGCGGTCGCAGACCTCACCGCATACCTGCAACGCCCTCTCGACCAGCCGGCCGCCGAGCTCGCGTTGGCCGGCGCGTCCGGCATCGTGCGCGAGTACTGCGGCTGGACCATCTCCGCGGAGGCGGCCACGTTCGTCGTCGACGGGTCCGGCACCACCCTCATCGGCCTGCCCACCCTGCACCTGACCGCGGTCACCGAGGTCCGCATCGACGGCCTCGCCCTAGAACCGGCCGGCTACGCCTGGTCAGAGAACGGGCTGCTCCAGCGCCGCGCCGGTTGGCCACGCCGGTTCCGCTGCGTCGCCGTGGACTGCGCGCACGGATACGGCCAGGTCCCTGACGTTGTCCGTGCCGTGGTCCTCGCCCTCGCCGGGCGGCTGCACACCAACCCCGACCGCCTCGTGTCCAAGACCGTCGGCGGGATCAGCCGCACCTACGCCACCGGCTCCGGCGACATGTCCGAACTCGAACTGGCCATGCTCGCCGGGCTGCGCCTGCCATGACCGCCAGCATCGGCGCCGACACGATCACCGTGCTCCGCGCCGAACTCACCGTCACCGAGCGGTACGGCAGCAAGCGGCACCGCGACTGGTCGACCGCCACCAGCACCACCGTCAGCGGCGTGTCCGTACAGCCCTTCACCGCCGTGGAGCAGACCGCCGACCGCGAGCACGCCGCGACCCGGCTGCGGCTGTTCGCCCCACCCACACTCGACCTCGCCGCCACCGACCGCGTCGTGTGGCGCGGCACCACGTTCGAGGTCGACGGGGAACCGGCCCGCTGGTTCGACACCGACACCGGGGCCGCCGAGCACGTCGAAGCGGTCCTCAAACGAATGTCGGGGTGAGCCGGGATGGCGTACGTCGTGTTCGGTGACGCTGAAGCCGCCGTCGTCGACATCCTCCGCGACAGCACCCAGGTCGACGCGTTCAACCCCGTGATCTCCACCGACCTGATCGGCTACACCGCCGGCGACAAGTGGGTGCAGGTCCGCCGCACCGGCGGCATCCCCACCCTGTGGATGCACGTCGACAACCCGCTCATCGCCTTCGACGTGCACGCCGACGACAAGGGCGTGGCGCTGGACCTGGCCGACGCCGCCCGCGGCGCGGTGTTCGCCGCCCGCGGCTACTCCGGTCGCGGGCTGCAGCTGTACGACATCACCGACACCACCGGCCTGACCTGGGCGCCGGATGAGGCACAACCCGACGTGCCGCGCTACCAGTTCACCTTGTCTCTGGTCACCCGACCGGCCAACTGAAACGGGGCACGCTTGTGGCTGCGATCAAGGTGCTCCGTGAAACGCTCGCCGGCGAGCTGGCCGACGCGCTTGGCGTGCCGGTGGACCCGGCGTGGCCGGTGCAGATCAACCCGCCGTGCGCGTTCCTCACCCCCTCGGCCGGGTCCAGCTACGTCGTGGCCGGGAAGAACTTCGGCGAGTACACGGTGGCGGTCGACGTCGTCCTCATGGTCGAGCACGGGGCGGTCGAGGACGCGCTCGTCGCCCTGGAGGCCCTCGTCGAGGTGGCGCTGGTCAACAGCGCCGACTGGGTCCTCGACGGTGTCGACTCGCCTGCGCCGACGTCGGTCACCGAGAGCGGCGCGGAGTACCTGGCGTCCGTGATGCACCTCCGCAAGTTCGTCCAACTCACCTGACCCGACCCGAGCGCGAATAGAGGACACCGGCCATGGCTGCTCTTGGCACCCGCAAACTGACCGCCACCATCGACGGCGACGAGGTCGCCCCTGAAGTGTCCAGCCTCACGATCAACTCCGAAGAGTCCGACAGCGACTTCATCTCCTTCGAAGCGGCCGCGTCCGGGGGTGGGCGCACCTACAAGCTGGCCATGACGATGGTGCAGGACCCGGTCGCGGCGTCGCTGTGGGACAAGATCTGGTCCGCCGCCGGCACCGACATCCCCGTGGTGGTTCGCCCTTACGGCAACGCCCTACCGACAGCGACGCAGCCGCACTTCACGGGCACCGTCACCATCACCGAACCCGACGGCGCGCTGCTCGGCGGCGACGCCGACCCGTCCACGTCGGCGCGGTTCACCACCGAGGTGGAGTGGACGTTCACCGCGAAGCCCACCCGCGTCGTCGCCTGACCCACGGTGACCAGGCGGGACAGCTCCACCACCATCCGGGTTGAAGGGCTGTCGAAGCTCACCGCTGACCTGCTGCGCCTCGGCGTCGACGTCAACGACCTCAAAGGCGCGTTCGCCGACATCGCCGACGCCGCCGCCCGCGAGGCGCGGCGGTTCGCCCCGCGCAGGTCCGGCGCGCTCGTCGCCAGCATCCGCGGGAACCGGGCCAAGAACAAGGCCACCGTCACGGCCGGTAACGGCCGGGTCCGCTACGCCGCCCCGATCAACTACGGGTGGCGCAAACGCGGCATCGAGGCGAGCAACTACATGCAACGGGCGTCCGACGCTGTGAAACCCCGCGTGGTGCCAATGCTGGACGCGGCGCTGTCCAAACTGATCGCGGAACGAGGACTGAAATAGTGGACCGACCCGACATCACCCCCACCGTCGACTTCACGATCCAGGAGGCGATGGAGGAGCTGACCGGCTTCGAGACGATCGCCATCCAGAAGCGCTTCGGGAACGAGATCGAGAAGCTCGGCGGGGTCATCACCATGATCGCCCTGGTGTGGGCGTTCGAGAACCGCCGCGCCAAGGTCGACTGGGGCACGGTGGAACGCAAGACCCTGCGCGAGCTCAACGGCTACTTCGCCAAGGCGGACGATCCGGATGTGGTTGAGGGAAAAGACGAGCCGCCCGCGAGCTAGCCGAATGGTGCATCGCGACCCGTCACCCACCCGCCGTGTACTACGCCCTGACCATGCGGGAACGCAACGCCTTCGTGCAGGCAGTGAACCGACGCAACCGGAGGTAGGTGTCCCGTGCCCGCAGCTGTCAAGATCGCCATTCTGGCCAACGCGTCCAACGCTGTGCAGGCGTTCAAAGACACCGGCGCGGCCGGCGCCAGCATGTCGAGCAAGCTCGAGAAGGTCAGCGGCGCGGCGCAGCGGGCGTTCGCCCCGGCCGTGGGCGTGCTGGGCGGCCTGGGCGCGGGCCTGTTCACCGCCGGGCAGGCCGCCTCCGAGCTGGGCGACTCGATCGACGCGAGTAAAATCATCCTGGGCGACGCGCAGCAGGCCGTCGAAAAGTTCGCCGGCTCGGCAGGGAAGAACTTCGGCATCAGCAAGCAGTCCGCGATCGACGCCGCCAACTCGTTCGGCAACATTGGCAGCAAAGCGGGCCTGGCCGGCAAGGACCTGGAGAAGTTCACCACCGACATGCTCGGCCGGGCCGGCGACGCCGCGTCGATGTTCGGCGGGACCTCGACCGAGGCGGTCGAGGCGTTCGGGTCGGCGCTGCGCGGGGAGTTCGAGCCCATCCGCCGATACGGCGTCCTCCTCGACGACGCCAGCCTCAAGGCGTCCGCGATGAAGCTCGGCCTCATCGCCACCACCAAGCAGGCCCTGACCCCGCAGCAGAAGGCCCTCGCCGCCCAGGCCGCGATCCTGGAGCAGACCGCCAAAGCCGCAGGGAACTTCGCCGACACCGCCGGCTCGGCGAAGAACCAGCAGGAGGCGTTGAAAGCCGAACTCGCCAACACCTCAGCCGAGCTCGGCAAGCAGCTGCTGCCGGCCATGAGCAAGGCCGCGACGATCCTGTCCGACGTGCTGACGTGGGTGAAGGAGAACGACACCGCGTTCAAGGCGATGGTCATCAGCGTCGGCGCGCTCGCCGCCGCGGTCGTGGTGGTCAACGCGGGCATCAAGGTGTTCGCCGCCGTCGAGGCCGTGGTGAAGGGAATCAAGCTGCTGACCGGCGCGAACTGGGCGCTCAACGCGTCGTTCCTCGCCAACCCGATCACCTGGGTCATCATCGGCATCGTCGCGCTCATCGCGATCATCGTGCTCATCGCCACGAAGACGACCTGGTTCCAGGACCTCTGGCATGGGGCGATGAAAGGCATGTCCGCCGCCGTCGGCTGGATCAAAGATGCCGCCGCCACGGCCTTCAACTGGGTGAAGACGAACTGGCCGCTCATCCTGGCGATCCTCGCCGGGCCTATCGGCCTGGCCGTGCTGCTCGTCGTCAAGCACTGGGACAAGATCAAGGAAACGTTCAACCGGGGCGTCATCGCCATCGTCGGATTCTTCACCGGCCTGCCCGGCAAGCTGCTAGAGATCGGCCGCAACCTCATGGCCGGCCTGGGCGACGGCATCCAGGCCGGCATCCAATGGGTCAAGGACAAGGTGCAGGGACTCGGCGCGCTCATCCCCGGCTGGCTCAAATCCGTGCTCGGGATCAGGTCGCCGTCGAAGGTCATGGCGGGCCTCGGCGGCAACATCGTCGCCGGGCTCGCCGACGGCATCACCAGCGCCGTACCCACGCTGCGGAAGACCCTCGGCGCCGTCAACGACGCCATCCAGGGCGGGCTCGGCAACCCGAGCGTCAACGTCTCTGCTGCCGCCCATCGCGTGCCGGTTCAATTTGACCCGGCCTCGACGTCGGCGGGGAACACCTACAACATCGCGCTGACGTACCCGGTGGGCACCGACCTGGCCGAGGCCGGCCGCCAGGTCGTCAAGGCCATCCACGCCCACGAGCGACTCACCGGCCGGCACTTCCTCGCCGCGACACCGACGTGAGTGTGCGTGTTGCGTTCGACCCGGCGCTGTTCGCCGTGCAGCGCGCCGAGTCGCTCTCCGGCGGGCTCGACGGGTTCATCATCGGCGGGTCCCAACTCGGCGCGGCACTCAGCGCATGGGTCACCGTCCCGCTGGCCAGCTTCACCTACACCAACGGATACCAGCCCAACGCCGACAACACGCTCATCATCGACGCCGAAACAGCCAGAGTCAGCCTCTCGTTCTGGGAGAACGCCGGCGACGTGCTCTACCCCTCGGACCGCGTCCGCGTCGTGTACGCCGGCAAGGTCCTCTTCCTCGGCACCGTCGATTCGACCAGCATCACCTACGCCACCGACCCCGACGCCAAAGCGCACGGCGCGACCCGCCGGGTCGACTTCTCCGCGACCGTCGTCGGCACGTACGCCGCCGCGATGAGCAAGACCGTGGAGTTCGTGGAGCTGCCCGAGGAAACACCGATCACGCGCATCAGTCGATGGGTCACCGTCGACAACTGGGAAGGGTGACGCCGTGGCGTACAGCGACGTGAGCTACGTCCAGGTGTCGGGCGACGGGTACGAGTCCGGGTACGCCGACCCGACCCCGATCAGCCTCAACGAGCCGCACACCGGCGCGTACACGTACACCTGGTGGTGGTGGTACCGGCCCGTGGCCAACGGCACGGCGACGATCACCGCGTCGACCAACACCGGGACCAACGTCGGATGCCGGGCCTACACGGGCGACACCATCGACGCGCTGACCAGCAGCGGCGCGTTCGGACTGTCGTCGTCGTTCCCGGTGACGGCCGGCACCGTCTACAAGATTCAAGGCGCGTTGGATAACGCCAGCGGCAACGTCAAGCTTGTCGTTGTCGGACCGGAAGCTCTGGCAACCGCACCTGCCGCCGCACCCGCAGACAACCGTGACGACGTCGTCGACATATACCTCCCGTACAACGGGAGTGCGTACCTATCACCGCCCGTCGACTTGACGCGCGGCAATTACACCTGGGAGCCGGATGAGCAGCACCCGTCCGACGCCAGCCAGTCGCCCGGCCACGAGCCGCTGACCTACGTGCCGGTGGGCGACTACAACCCGAACGGCCTGACGCGCGGCCAACGAATGGACCACGGGACGGCCTGGTTCCGGTACACCCCGGCAACGTCCGGTACATGTACGTTCGCCTTCCCGTCGCGACCGTACGGTGTCGACTCCGACAACCCGTACTTCTTCGGCATGATGTACGTCAGCGATGGACCGCACACCCACCCCGGCTACCCGCCGGCCGTTGCCCCGCCGTACGACGGCACCTTCATGAGCCTGACCGCGACGTACTTCCTGGTCGATCAAGGGCTGACGATCGGTGTCACGGGCGGCACGACGTACTGGTTCCAGATGGCCATGTCCGGGTGGAGTATCGATCGCCAGCACCCCGACGACTGGTACATCCCGCAGACGTACGCGATGTGGTTCAGCCTGACCGGACCGTCCACAAACGCGCTGCCCGCCGGCTCTGTGCATCCGTACCTGTCCACGCTGACCGACACGTTCGACTCGTTCGTTGCCGGCAGATGGGTCACGTTCCTGCCGGCGTCGCTGCCGTACAACGCCACGGTGTCCGGCGGTCAGGCCGTCGTCGGCGCGGCCGGCCAGGACGGCGAACTCCGCACGCAGGGCATCTACCGCTTCGATGAGGTCCGCGCCAAGGTCAGCCCGGCCGCCGGTGCGACCGCGACGCTGCGCGTTGACGGCGTGCTCGGCGACGCGCCACCGACCGCCGTATTCCAGATCGACCGCAACGCCGCCACCATCACCGCTACGTGGTACGACGGAACGACCAGCGGCTCACATGTCGAGGATTACGACCCCGAGGCGCACGCCTGGCTGATGATCGTGTGGTACGACGGGCACCTGTCATTCAGCGCCGGACCGAACGGCTACGACTGGTCGGACTTCCAGACCTTCGAAGACGTCGCCGCGTTCGGCGATGTGACGTTGGCGCTCGGCAGCTACGGCGTGACGCACTTCGACAACGTCAACGTGGCCGGCGCGACGCCCGGCACTGGCGACCCGGACAACCCCGACCCCGACCCGCCGCCATGGGTCGACCCTGACCCGCCGTGGGTGGACACGCCCGGCGGCGACGGCGACTGGCCCGAACCCGGCGACCCGGACACCATCGTCCCGGCCGTACCCGCGGACCCGGGCGGCGACACACGGTCGGCGACCGTGCTCGACCTGATCCGGGCATTCAGCGCGCAGATCCGGCGGCCCGTCCGGCTGACCGGCACCACCTCGATCGAGATCGTCGACATCAACGCGCCGCTGCCCGCCGGCTGGGCGCAGGGCGACGCCGACGACCTGTACCACTCCACCACCCGTACCGCGCTGGCCGGCGCTCCGGTGCTCAGCGTGTCAGCCGGCGACCTTGCGTTGACCGCCGACGCCGACCTCGCGGCCGACGACGTTCGCCTGCCCGCGTCGACGTGGCGGCTACCAGACCAGCTCCCCGTGTTCGGGCTGCGGCCCGCCCCGGTGCAGCGCGTCACGTACACGTTCACGCCGACCAAGTTTGTCGCCTCGGTGGAGTTCCACTTCCCCGCCGTCCCGCTCGTCGTACGGAGGACATAGTGGCCGGCTACAAAACCTGGACCGACGCCGAAACGCTGACCGCCGCCGACCTCAACGGCTACCTCATGGGCCAGGCAGTGCCCCGGTTCGCCAGCGCTGCCGATCGGTCGGCGCAGATGGGCGTACCCGTCAACGGGCAGCTCTCGTACGTGACCGGTATTGGCTTACAGGTCAGGATGGCTGGGGTATGGGTCAATCTCGGCGGCGAGTCCGGTGCACCCGGCCCACCCGGAGCCACCGGCGCTACCGGCAACAACGGCCCGGTCGGTCCCCCCGGCCCAACCGGACCAGCCGGCGCGACTGGTCCCGCCGGTGCAGACAGCACCGTACCGGGACCAGCCGGCCCGATAGGTCCAACCGGACCGCCCGGACCGCCCGGACCGCCCGGACCGCCCGGACCGGCGGGCGCGGACAGCACGGTACCCGGACCGACAGGCGCGACGGGGGCAACCGGGCCGGCCGGCGCAACGGGCGCAATAGGCGCGACCGGCCCGGCCGGAGCGGCGGCCGCCGCGCCCACCGTCTTCTACTCAACAACGCAGCCGCTGGCGCTCGCCGTTGGCGACATCTGGATTCACGTCTAAGTGAGGACACACCGACGATGCCCGCACCTTCGTACCACCTGACCTCCATGACCGGCTCCGCGGACCCCGCGGCCGGGATCATCGCGCTCATCGAGGTCGACCTGCTCGCGGCCGGCTGGACGTTCGTGGAGGAGACGGCGCCGTTCACGCAGGCCGCCGTGGCGCGGCTCATGCGGGTGTGGAAGTGCCCAGCCTCGCTCAACGTCGCCGTGGCCGACTTCTACGTCGGGCTGGTCCGCAACACCGCCGCCGGTGCCTACTTCGCGGTACGCGCGTTCGAAGGCTGGGACGCGGTCGCCAAGACGATGCAGCGCCCGTGCATCCAGGGCAACGTCACCGGGTACACCCCGGCCGTGTCGCCGTGGTCTGCGGTGGCGCAGGGCGGCGGCACCTGGGTCGCGTTGCAGAACGGCACCGCGATCTCGGCCACGTCCACCGACGGGATCACCTGGACCCAACGGGCCATGCCGTCAAGCCAGGCGTGGGCGTGGCTCACCTACGCCAACGGGATGTTCTTCGCATCGAACAGCAGCAACAACATCTACGCCACGTCCGCCGACGGGATCACCTGGACCCAACGGACGGGGCCGAGTTACTTCGGCGGGCCCGTGGCGTACGGCAACGGCCGATGGATCGCTACGCCCGGCGACGGATACCTGTGGATGTCGACCGACGCGATCACCTGGGGCAGCACCGACACCCCGGGTGACTACATCCAGCACTACGGCATCGGCTACGGCAACTCCACGTTCGTCGCCACCACAGGCAGCGGTTACATCGAAACGTCACCGACCGGGCTCACCGGCACCTGGACCAACCGGACCCCGCCCGCGGGCACCGACTACCGCCGCCGCGTGCTCTACGGCGGCGGAACCTGGGTAATCCTCGGCAACCAGTCCGGTACCGCATTCGCGGCGACCAGCACCGTGGCCACGTCTGCCGATGCGATCACCTGGACCGCGCGAACCCTGCCGGCGTCCGTGAACTGGTCCGGCCTGGCGTACGGCAACGGCGTGTTCGTCGCGGTGGCCGAGAACTCCACCATCGCCGCGACCTCGACTGACGGCATCACCTGGACCCAGCGGGCCATGCCCGCCGGCGGCGGGTGGTTCTCGGTGGGCTTCGGCGACGGGCTGTTCGTCGCGCTCGGCAAGGGCATGGCGTCGATCGCCACGTCAACCGACGGGATCACCTGGACCCTGCGCACGCCGGCCCCGCCCAACTCCTACGCCGGCAGTGCCACGCAGAACTGGACCCTGGCCGCGGCCGAAAATCCGCTGCTGGTCGACACGGTGCCGACCACGGCGCTGGTGGCCAGCCAGAGCTACGACGTGGCCGTTCTTGCGTCGAAGTCGTACCTGGCCATCGGGTGCTGCCTCAACAGCACGTCGACGTGGGTCTTCTCCATCGTGGCCGGCCTGTTCGCGCCGGTGTACACCGACGATCAGGCCACGACGCCGCCGCTGATGGTGCTCCGGCTCAACAGCACGGTCGTCGGCACAGCGCACAGCGGCACGAGCCGCGCCGTCCGCCACGCCGGGTCCACAACCCCGTGGGCGGTTGGCGCGGGGCCGGAATCGATCCTGCTCGGGCAGGTGTCCGGCGGCGGCGTCAAGGAGCCGGCCAGCGCCAGCATCCGCGCGTCGCGGGTCGCGCTCGGTGGTGACGCGCCGTGGACCGGGTTCGCGCCGAGCAGCGGCGGCTACAAGGGCACCATGCACGACGCGCTGGTCGCCAGCGGCAGCGGCTTGAAGGTCGGAGATCAGCTCGTGGTCGGCGCGGCCACCTACACCGTGTTCGCGTCGGTCGCCACGTCCAACTTCGGCAGCAACCCCGTTACGTACGCGATCAACGCGGCGGCAGGCACCTGATGGCAACTGTCGACGTCACCGCGCTTCATGTCCCCACATACGCGACGCTGACCAACGTACTGACCCCGCCGCGTCCGGCTATGCCGATCGGCGCGCCGACGGTTGTGGCTGTGACGTTGCCGGCATCGGGCGTCGTCATGCAACTACCGCCGATGCTGCGCTGGAACGGCACGACGTGGGTCACGCTGTACCCGCCGCCGTGAGCTGACCAGGGTCAATGACAAATCCCAGCCCAGCGAAGGAGCCCGCCTGTGACGCCCGCCCGCTGCGACCCGAGGATCTGATGGTGTGGGTTCCCTCGAAACTGTGCTCCCGGCAACCGGCGTTGGCGGCACCCTCGTCCTCGTCATCCTCTACCTGCTGCGCGCCAACGCCACCGACCGCAAGGACTACCAGGAGGCCGTCGACAAGGCCCAACTCCGCGCCGACGACATGGGCCGCCGCCTCACCGCCGCCGAAGCCGCCCTCGACGCTGAACGCACCGCCCGCCGCAACGTCGAGGACCGCCTCGACGCCGCCACCCGCGAGCTCGCCGGCATGAAAATCGACCTCGGGTATCAAGGCCGCCGTCTCGACGGGATCCAACACCAACTCGGCGCCGGCACCACCACGACGGCGGCCGCTGCGGAGCGGGAGGTGCGGCCATGAGGGTAGACGAGAGCATCGCGACCACCATGCGGCGCCGCACCCATCACCGGCTCCTCACCGTCGTCATCGTCACCGCACTCGCGTTCCTGGTCGGCGGGTGGACCCTCGCCCGGGTCACCGGCCGCGCCGAACGGCAGGAGACCCGCGCCGACCAGGCCGTCACCACCGCCGAGCAACTCTGCAAGCAGGTCGAGCAGCTCGGCTCCCGCTGCATCGCCGACCCCGCGGCCCTACCGCGCGGCGAGGCCGGGGCCGCGGGGGAGCAGGGCCCACCCGGCGGGCAGGGACCAGACGGGCCACCTGGGATGCCAGGACCTGCCGGGGCAGCTGGTGCGCCAGGACCTGCCGGGCCTGTGGGGCCACCCGGACCCGTCGGCTCCGCGGGACCGGCCGGCGCGGACGGCGCAGCAGGCGCCGACGGGGCACCCGGAACGCCAGGAGCTCCCGGCGTCGACGGGGCAACCGGCCAGGCCGGCGCAGCCGGAGCACCAGGCGCGCCAGGAGCACCACCGGCCGGGTGGACCTTCACCACACCCGACGGCACCCGCTACGACTGCACCCGCGACCCCGGCTCACCACCGGACGCGCCGACCTACACCTGCACTGTCACGCCGATGGTGCCGCCACCGAGCGACCCACCGCCGGAACCGGAGCCCAGCCTGTCTGTGTAGCCAAGGAGTGCCTCGCCGGCTGACCGAGGCTATGGGTGGTGCGGCCCAGGTCAGATGCCGCCCATCACGTCGAGCCGGTCGTAGGCTCGCTGCGCTCGAGCAGACCTGGCGGATGCGCCGTAGCGCCGAAGCATCTGCGGCGACGTCCAGCCGTTGAGTTCCATCAGGTCACCCTCGGCGCCGCCGGCATCGAGGAACCGGTGGGAGAAGTTGTGCCGGAACATGTGCGGATTGATCTTCAAACCGACCATGCTGGCTCGCCGGGTGATGATCTGCCGCACGCCGTTCGGTGTGAGAGGCCCCCGGTGGTTGGTGGCGAGCCACAGGTTCGGAAGGGTCGTCAGCTTGTGCGCGGTCCGGATCCGCAGGTACTGGTTGAGCGCCGAGGCGGTCTTGTAGTCGAACTTCACCGTCCGCTGCTTGCGTCCCTTTCCGAACACCGCTGCGCGGGCATTCTTCAGGTCGAGGTGCTCCACCTCCATGGAGGTCAGCTCGGCCAGCCGCATGCCGCTGCACAGGAACAGTCGGAGAATGGCGTGGTCGCGCCGTTCGTCGAAGTACCTGCCCTTCTCCACGCTCTTGAGGATCGCCGTCATCTCCTCGTCGGTGAGGACCGGCACCATCTTCAGGTCGGTGGACGGCGGCTTCATCTTGGCCATCGGGTTGGTGATGTTCTCGGTCTCACACATCCAGGCGAAGAACTGCTGAACCGACCGGTACAGGTTGTTGATGTAGCCGGGGGAGTAGGGCGTGCCCCGTCGGGTCCGCACGTCGTCGCGTAGCCAGACCAGCCAACCGTCGAGGTCGGCGCGGCTCAGCCCGTCCAGGCCAGCACGGTTGGTGTACGTCGCCCACCGAGCGAGGAGGGTGGCGGCGTTGAGGTAGCAGTCCAGGGTCTTGTCGGACAGGCGGCGGCCGCGCAGGTGCAGCTCGAACCCGTCGATGAAGGTCTGGTCGTAGGGAGTCGGGGAGGGGATGCCGGGGAGGGCCGGTAGGATGTTGCCGGTCAT